CAAGCAGCCGCTGGCAGCACAACTGCACAAGCAGGTGGTGCAGGAGCGACACAAGCAGGTGGTGACAAGGTTGGAGATGCAAATGATCTTATTAGAGACCTTGAGGCAGACCAAGCTAGAAAAGCAGCAGGTGGAGCAGCAAAAACTGGTACCGCAGGCGCTGGTAGTTCTTCTCAAGCCAAGAATCCTTATGCATATGATTATGCAGCAGCGGCTAAAATAGCAGGTATTAAACCAGCGGCTGCTAAACCTGACTATAGCAAGATGATGCCAGGATACAGCAGTCAGAAGATGACTATGAAAACTCCTACAGCAGCAAAACCAGCAGCAGCCGCCCCAGTTACAGGCAAACCAGGAGTGCAAGGTGCGGTACCCAAGACACAAGCACCGGCGCAACAGACAGCAAGTGCTGCAACTGAAAAAGAGCTAGATGATTTTGTAAAAGCCTCAGATGAGTTAGCTAATTACGCAAAAAATCAGCAAGTCGCCGCAGAAGGTCGTCGCATGTATGGTGGCAAGTACATTCGTGAAAGTGCAGCACAACGAACTGCACGTGAGTTTGAACACTATCTAAAAAATCTAGGCTAACATGCGAGTACGTGAAATCATTCTAGAAGGCGGCAATGTGCAGATTGGCACACAATCTGCACAGCGTCTAGACCTAAAAAAACTCAAACGAGATCAACTGATACCTGTATTGGATCAACTGCTACAGGCTATCAATGTTGGTTTTGCTAAGATGCACAAGAAACCGCTATGGAGTCCAAGATTGGTTGCTAGCCGTAAGTTTTTAAGTGGCAGTGCGTTTCATTTTTTTAATGTAGCAGGCATTCCTAGTGATCAATTTGTTAAATTCAAACCCACAGTAGGCGATATAGACACACAAGTTGATCAAACTCTACTGGAACCTGCCAAACAGTTTTTGGATGCTGCTACCGGCAAACAGTTTGGTCCTGCCACATTGATAGGATACAAGGCCAGTGTAGAACAGTTGATCACATTGTGGGCTTTCAGCGATCCTCCGGTAAATGTGCAAATTGATCTAGAGTTTGTAGAATATGAAGGCGATGAACCAACAGAATGGGCACAGTTCAGTCACAGCAGTGCATGGAATGATATCGAAGCAGGTATTAAAGGAGTGTTCCACAAGTACCTATTACGAGCACTTAGCACACCCAGTCTACGTGATGTTGTAATTCTCAGTGGTAAGAAGGAAACTCCTAAAATAGTTAAAACTACCGACCTTGCATTTGCAGTAACTCGTGGGTTGCGATATAAACTTCGTCCAGTAATGGATGGCAATGTGCAAAGAGAAATGGATGGTCTCAAAGTATACAAAGAAATTCCTACCAAGGAAAGTACATATGAAACCAACCTGTACATAATTGCCAAGATATTCTTTGGTAACCAATTTGATGCTGATGATATAGAAAAGTTTTGGAGTTATTTAGGTACACTAGAACTGGTTAAAAAATATTTTGATAAATCTCAGCAGGCGGCTGTAATAACAGGATTTGTTTACACACTGTTTGGACCAGGTGCACAGGAACTGTATCGTGGCGATCCTGAACAGGATGCTCAGGATAAAAATGCTGCACTAGATATCATGGTTAAAACACTTGGCGTTCCTTACGATAAAAAATCAGTTGATGCCATGCGCAAAGACTATTATTCCACTCAAACATGATGTTTAATATAGACAGTTTGTTTTTTGAAAGTGAAGTTGCGGCCACAACAAGGTCAAACATGCTACACCTGCAAAAAATGACCGACACTGCATTTGTACAGTTTGTACAAGACGTAAAACAAAATCTTCAAGGCAAGTTGCAAGGCATCCCTGTAAGTCTCAAGGTTGATGGTCTGGGTGCAAGATTTGGACGTGACAGTACAGGACGTCCTTTCTTTGAAGGCAGTCGTACAGGTGCTATCTTTGAGCCGGGTGCATTCAGCAAGTATACAGCATCCAAAGGTGGCACTCCTGAAATGATTTCTCGTGCGCAACACTACGATGATATTTTTGATACTATTACCAAGAGTAATTTTATTAAGACTCTTCCCAAGGATACCAAGATAGTTTGCGAGATATTCTACAATCCACTTGGTGAGATGGTTGAAGGGGGTATAAAATTTGTAAACATTGCATACGATCCTAGTCGTTTGGGCCAACTGATGACCATTGTGCCATTCAAAGCCTTGCTGGCTAGCACAGGAGAAACACACCCTAACAGTGATCTCATCATAGACTCACTGTTTCAGCAGAGTACTCAACAGATTAAATTTGTAGACACCCGACTGGAAATTAAAGGCAGCATTGATATTAGCACTGTGGTGGATCCGGTGACCAGTCTGGATGCTCAGGCTATTGCTACATTAAACAGTCGTAAACATAGTGATGCAGATGCCAAGGCTTATCTTAAACAGATTGTGCAACAAACCAAAGAATCCCTGGCAGATTTTATTTTAACCAATCCACAAATAGTAGATCGTTTCAAACTAGGACCTAATATAGAAGGTATTGTATTGAATATCAATGGTAGAGACATTAAGGTAACTACCAGCGAATTCAAGCAGGCAATTGCAGCCAAAAGAGCACAGACAAATGAAAGCACAGGTTTTTTACAAGAGCTCGTGGAAGCCAGAATGTTTGTGTATCCCGAAAATCTCAAAGGCAAAGACGCTGTGACCATGTCCAGATTGTTATTTTGCAGTTTGTTGGCCTTGGAAATTCTGCGATATGAAAATGAATACAAAGCACAAGAGTACGTGAACCGTACTATGACATTTAATGATTTTGATCATTTGCGCCCTAGTGCTACAGATCTAGCCAATTTGATTTCAGTTGTGTCCAATCAAGATCGTTATTTAGATGGTGTTAAAACCAAGATAGGTTTGTATGCACCTGAGCTACAGATAAAAGCACATCTAAGAACTTTTGCAGGAGCAAAAAATGATACTTCAAGAATAAGACAGTTTTTGTTGAAACTTGATGATGCTCTAATGATTGCCGGCGCAGACCTGCGTCAAGCTCGTAGAATCATAGGTGATTGGGAAAGAGCCAGCGAAGGTGAAAAGAAAGCGGCATGGGCTACATTAACTAGGGTTTTTATTAGTCACGGTTCACAGCTGGATATCTATCTGTTGGCAAAGCAATTTTTCATATTCTAATCAACAGATTTAATTTCCAAATCATAAATATTTACAAGCGTAACACGCTAAACTTATAGGAGAAATAAAATGCCAGCAATTGGAGTAACAAGAGTCCACGGCGGTGTGGGCGTAGAGGGTGCAATCAACGGCGAAGCCGGTACCCAACTAGGTGGTAGTCTTTCATTCTACCACATTCAAGTACGTGGCGCAGGTCTAACAGCAGTTGATGTGCGTCCAGAAATGGCAGCCAACCCAGACGGCGGCTTAGGACTAGGTGTAGAAGCGATTCTGCGCAGTTCACCACAAGGTATCTTGGCCTACAATGTAGCCAATACAGCCAATGGTAACATCTATATCATCACTGATGGTGTTAACAGTCCAACAGCAGCTGAACTACAAACCACAATTCGTAACCTAGGTACATCAGTTGGTACCAACGGTATTGATGTAAGTGGTAGCCTAGTAACCAAGGGTACAGGTTTCGTAGTATCTTAATTTACGTTTGCAGTTATTAAGAACAACAAAGGCACTTTCATAGTGCCTTTTTTGTTGACATAAGTAATAGTATGCAACCATATACTTTCTTTTCAGGTTACACTCTAGTTGATATCACAGAAACAGGTATCACCAGAGATCGTAACAATCAGGAACTAGAGCGCAATCAACAGCGTAATTGGGAAACTGTGTTGCAGTGTATAGGACTTCGTGCTCAACCCATGCACATGGTAACCAAGTACGAAACAACTGACCTTGATTATTATGAATTTGGCGAAATGTATAAAGGCCAGCACCGTGTGTGGAGTTTTGCTTTCACTGTAGAACATGAAAATGTTTTTAAGAAAAACCAGGATCAATTGTATTATCTAGATCAAAGTTTTGATCAAGTGCCTGTGATTACAGGGTTAAACGAAACAGCTCGTTTTATACTGCCAATTTTTTACACAGCAGGTGCCATTAAAAATATATACTTTAAAATAGAACGAATTAGTGTAAATAACTAACGTGATGCGCAGGCATTTCTTAGGCACCCATTATGGCTCATATCAAGGCAGTTATTTGCATCCTCTAATATAATAGGAGTAGTTGTAGTGGCGACCGCAATTGAAAAAGAAAACCTAGAAGCACACGTTGAGCTGTGCGCGGAAAGGTATGCTAAATTGGAAACAAAATTAGAAACAGTAGAAAAGAAAGTGGAAGCCCTGGAAGAGCATATCATCGCCATCAAGGAAACACTGGCTGGTGCTGGGGAAAAACAAAGCAAGCAGATAATCGCCATTGGAACAGCAATTATCACAGTGCTGATAACAGGTATAATCACACTAACTATAAATTTTATTAACAAATGAAAATTATAGAACTAGTAAACCAAATAAAAGTTCCAATTACCAACGAGGAGCACGATCTCATGCTCCTGTTTAGAAATCAAGATCAAGTGAATCGCAAGGATCTCAATGAAAGACAAGTACAGATTGCTAATAACCTAGTGATCAAGGATGTACTTTATCGTAAAAATCAAGATGGCAAAATCACGTACTTCAAAAAAACGAATTAAACATTTGGCCTATCGCATGGCCGAAGCAGAAGTTGTAGAAAATCTTTTAAATTATTATCTTACCTGGTGGACCAAACAAGAAATACAAAATCTTGTAAAACAAGGCAATCTGGTGATTCTTCCATTAGAAAATAATGGACTGCAAGTAGCACATTTTAAAATTTTACCGTACCATAAGATATGGAAAGTGATAAACTTTAGAAGTAGTCAAGAATTGTGTTTTAATGAAAAGCTCTCTGCATTGTTCTACTGCTTGTATGAGCATAAAAAAATGTATCGTAGCAGTGCAGAACTGTTATTACAAGATACCCTACTGGGCAAGTTGGAAAATGACGAACAGTTTTACCGGCATAAGTATACGATAGCTCTAAAAAAGCAAGACTGTTTCAAGCAAGATCTGTGGGAAGCACGTTTGAGTTTTACAGCACCACACGTGAATCTAGCCAGAGAACAATTGCAGAAAATGATCAAAAGAGCTAAATACATTAAAATTTGGGACTAACACCATGCGATTACAAGAACTAGGCGGTAAAATTACAGCCAAACGTATTAACAAAATCAATGAAAGCCGTTTTGGTTTTAACATTGATTTTGACAAACTCACAGTGGCCAAAGCCAAAGTTTTGGCACGTGCGCTAAGTGAAAATCTAGACCGTCTACGCCGGAGCTACGGTTTGCACACAGCAGAAAAAAATCCAAAGTACATGGAAATGCTCATGGTGCGAGAAGGACTGGTTCGCTGGGTTGACGAGCGTCGTGCTCTAACCGAAAGCGAAATGGGCAAATCAGAAGCTATTCTAGCTGCCAAGGACATGGTAGATTCAATTCAGGACATGATTGAAGATGTGAGTCGCATGCAGAATGAACAAATGCCTGCGCTGATTGACACAATCCGTGATCAAATTGGCAGCGAGCAAGCTGACATGTTTAAGAGCCAAGTAGGCGGTGTACTAGGCACAATCCTACAACAGCTAACTGATGCACGTGAACAAACTGACAACGCTGCACGTGGATTGGCCGGCGAAGGTTCTCCTGATATGGG